TCAAGACCTTTCGTTCACCATCCCAACCAGCCGTATCGCCTTGTCCAGCTTTCCGAACATCCCCCACCCCGTGAGCAGTGAAAACAGCGTAAGTAACACTTCGGAGTTTGCAGAAACAAACTGAATGATGTCACCTGAAATTCCAAGTCTCGGCAGAACCGTCGTCAACAAAAGTCCGACAATCCCCGACACCGACTTCTTGCCATTCATTGCCTTACCGATCGTTTCGCCGAGTGCAGCGTTGATCGGTGTCAAGGGAGGCTTTCCGTCTGGCCCCGTGGTTATGGTCGCGACATCCTTGGACTTGTCGTCCCGGGAAAGCCTGTTTTTCAGAAGCAGCCCTAGCAGGGCCTTGTTGCGGGAACTTGTCGAACTGTCCGCAGAATCGGGTTCCAATACCAATTCGGCAATCTTGGAAAGCGAAGCTTTCGTGTCACCCTCTCGGGCAGAGAGCGCGATAGAAAGAATATCTTGAAGATCTACTTTGTTTTCGGAGATGTTCATAATCGCTGTCGGGCGCACACCCGCTCCTTTTGGCAGTGTATCTATGAACTCACGAAGTGCGGCCATCCTGTTCAGCCATCCGGCTCCAAAGACTGAAAATGTATCGAGGCCGCGCAGATATTTTTCATGCTGATCCATGAAAGCCTCAGCCAGAACGCTGGCATCGGTCTTCTGCACAGCCCCCATTGTCAGCCGGCCCAATATGCCATCAACCGTGAGGCGACTACCATCTACCGTCAGACCCAGTAAATTGAAGGCTTCCTGCACGAATTTGATTGCCGTTTTTGGACCGGACAGCACCGCGCAATTGTAAACCGTCATGGCCATTCGCTCGGGCATCTCGCCACAGCGGCATATTGCATAATACCTTGCCCGGAAAATCTCATCGGCTTCGGCACGGGTCAGGTTGCGAACATCCTCCACCGTCACGTCCTTGCCGCGCCAATCGGCCAGAGTACCTATCGTAATGCCCATATTCGTGGCACCGCCCCTGTCAGCGGGATGGTTCACAAAACCGCCTTCCCACCGCTTGATAAAGCTGTGGAATTTCTGAAAGCGGGGGTCGAAGGCGGCATCAGTGAATGGGCTTGGTAAGTCAATGCCGTCCTCGATCTCCAAATCCGCAAGGATCGCCAGGTCTAGAGGCGGTCGTTCGGGGGCAAGGTCGGGTTTTGGCGGCGCGGTGCCAGGTCCATCCCAATTATCGATGAGGTCCCCCAAATGCTCGGCCCAGATTTCATCGCCGCCTTTGGGGTAAATGCCTTTGCGCATCGCAGTAGCTGAAACGCCGATCAACTGAATGTGGGGCTTCTCAATCAGCTTTCCCTTTTTGTTATACAGGGGTGTCATGCCGTTTTCTTTGGCCAGTTCGTGCATCCTATTCCAGAATTTTGCTTCGGTTCCGCTATCGTCCCATGACCATTTTCCATCGATCTTCAGAACAAAATCGACGGCCAGGCCGTATTGGTGGATCGATCCCCATGGACCTACCCAAGTAACCTTCGGACGTTTGGCCTGAAGCATTGCCTGCCGTTCCGGCGTCCGGAACGCTTCATATACCTCGAACGGAATCCCTTCGCTTCTCAGTTGATTCTGTATCGCCTCGACTTTTTTGCGGATTGCCGGGTGAAGCCTGGATATATCGCTGTCACGCTTGGAGAAATTTGCCATGTTGCTAGCCGTTTCCCATTGGTTGATACGACGGGTATATTATTTGCAGACGCAGAAAGTTTTATCGATTTCTCGAAATTCAGTCGCAAAAATATTGAAAGGTCTGCTAGGCCATTCTCGGCACGATTTGCCTCCAAAGTAGGACTTCATGTTAACAAAATTTTTTGGCAGAATCATCATATATTTTTATCGATGAAGTAGTGGTCTTCTTTTCTGCTTCGCGCCGCCGGGACTGAACACCTAGCAAAAGGCCTAGCGCTTTGCGTGCCGGGCCGCTGGCAGGGGCGGTGGTCATCCAGTCCATCACCGCTGACCCCGCCTCCAGTCGTCGATCCGGGCGTGAATTGCGACAGCGATGCCGATCAGTGCTACGGCGATGAACACCCAGCGCAGGGTCTCAAGATAGGGCACCAGCGGCAGGATAGCTGATTGGGTTTCCGCCAGGACCTCTTGGGCGACCTCCACTCCAGCGGCACCGACAGTAGCGATACCTGCCGCCCCTCCGCCTTGTAGGGTGCGACTTTCAGCCAACACCTCCCTTGCCGGCGCAATATCCGGCGCAAAGGCCGTTGCGCGTGTGGGGAAAGGCTCGCCCCAGCTGCGCGCAGGCCCGAGGTCGATGTGCATGAACCCGGACCGGGGATACGTCCCGAACCCCAGGAAACCGACCGCTCGGGCGGCCTTTGCAAACGTTGCAGGGTTATGGTTCGACATGGAAATATCGAACGCTGTGCCCAGCATGTGCTTGGAGGCAGGAGCACCGCCAACGGCGCGGTTGTGGCTCGGGCTGCGATAGGCGGAGCGGACGATCAGCGGCTTGCCAAGGCGATCGCGCAGTGCCTGCAGCTTATCCATGGCTTCGGTGTTGATCCTGATGGACCCCGTGCCGCGACAGGCTATCTCGGCGGGTGAGAAATTGGGCCAGCGCCATGCGGCTTTGGGGACATCACTGAAATGGGCATAGGTCGTGGTCGTCATGGTGTCGGTCTCCAGACATGAAAAAGCCCGCCAGTATGGCGGGTGGGGTCATTCGGCTTGGTGGTGCTTGTCGTCAGATCAAACGGACGCTCAGCCTGAGCGGCCACGCTGGAAGGCCTCGAACATCAGGTTGCGCATGGCGCGGATGTCGGTCTCGATGCGCTCCAGCCGCTGCGCGTCGCTGGCCCGGTCCTCGGCGCGCTGCCGATCCACGCGGCTGCGCTCGGTGGCCAGCTCCTTGTCGAGACGGACCAGCATTGCATCGTTGGTGAACGCCTTGCGAGTGACAGAGGCGAGCAGCGCCACCGTGCCACCAATCAGTGCAGTGAGGGCTGCGGTAACGCCGTGATCGCGAAACGCCTGAGCGACGTCCTGCAGGAGTGTAGGGCGGTGGGTCATGGGGACGATCCTCTCAGAAGTCGGTCTCGACGTAGACGCCGGAACAATCATAGGCGACGGCCGCGGCGGTGCTGCCGGTGTTCATGTAATTGCGCGGGCTGAGCATTTGGGTCGGCGCTGGCATGTCCGTGGTGATGGTCCGCTCGACTGCCGTCCCGCTCACCTCCTCGACCACGCGCACTCCGATCTCTGTGCCGTTCGGAGCAGCAGCAATGTAGAGGGTCAGCACATTGGTCAGGCTGGCGACCGGGAAGGCCGGGCCCAGGTCGACCAGGGTTGGAGCGCCACTGCCGTCATTGTGGACCACCTGCCAGTTCGTATGAGTGCCACGCTGGAACCCGATCCCAACGCAGTTGATGACCACTGGAAGTGTCAGGTTGGCGGCCAGCGCAGCAACCGAACCGTACAGGCCGAAGAACCCCATGCCCGTGGTCTGCAGCGTGGTCAGCGACAGGCGGTTCACATAGCTCCACCCGCCGAGGCCCTCAGCATTGCCGCGCCAGCAGACCCAGCCTGCTGAACGTTCGTCGGCGATCGCATCGACCGTTGCCGCACTGGTGACACGCCACCGCCGCATGCTGGTCGAGAGGTTGGTGGTGGTCAGCGTTGGCGTAGCCACTGTCCCGACGGAGGTCCGTGGCATGCCATGGGTGTTCACCGTTGTCCCGGAGGACGGCGCCCATGTGGCAATCCGGTTGACTCCGAAATGCGGCTGCAGGGGAAAGAACCGCCCCGAGGGTCGCTGTACATCCAGCCATCCCGCACCCGCGCGTTCGCGGGAATAGACTGCCAATTTTCCTGCCGGGGGTGGATCCGGCGTTGCCGGCAGGCTGGGCATCAGCACAGGCCCCGCTAGTTCGACCCGGCCAGTCCCACGCTCAATTCTCACTGCCTCATGGAAAGTGCCGCCATCCGGGCTGACTTTGATGCTGAAATCATCGCTACCGAGCAAGCCCAGCAGCGCCCGGGCCGAGAACCCGGTCTTGAAGGCGAAGGCCGCATCATGGGCCGGGGCGGCCTTGTTGAACGTCGCCTCGATCCCAGCGCCGGCGTTGTTGAACAGCATGGCGGGGGCATTGATCGAGAAGCGATTGTAGCTGTCCGCCGCTGCGCCACCGAGGCCCAGCAGCTGCGCGGTCAGGTTCGCCTGCGGCATGGCCACCGCAGTCACCGCATTGGCAAAGGTCACAGTCGGCGTGTTGACCACTGTTGCACCGCCCGCACCCGCGGTCGCGGAGCCGATATTGACCACAGTCATGGAGCCCGCAGCGCCGCCGGTTCCCAGGTTTAGCGTCTTGGCAGCCGCGCTGGTCGTGGCACCGGTGCCAATGCCGTAGCTGGCGGTGCCAGTTGCTGTGCCGATCGCGGCGGCTGCTGCCGAGACGGTGAAGGTGCCCGAGAAGGTCTTGTTGCCTGTGAAGGTCTGGGTGCCGGCCAGGATCGCCAGTTCTGACGAGGTGTTCGGCAGGCTGAACGTCCGCGTCGCCCCGGTGCTGATGCCAGACAGTGAGAACATAGCCAGCTTGGTTAAGTCTGCGTCATTGACGAGGGTGAACTCAGCATCTGACAACTGTGATGCGCCACCGACCGGATCCCAGCTACTGCCGGTCCAGACCACGAATGCGGCCTCATCCCCCACCCAGGCCAGCCAGCCCGGCCGCGGGACCAGGCGCGTCCAGACGCCATCAGTCCAAAGCGCGATGTTTAAGTCCCAGCCTGCCCAGAGGCCCGTAGCGCCGGACGCGACGATATGGCGATCGCCATCGGCAGGCGCGGGCGGGGGTGCCGTTTGACCGCGATCGCGCACCGAGAGCTGGACCATGGCGTCCAGCAGGCGCAGGGCCTCATTATGGGTGACATGCTTCTGCGCCTGCGATGCCATGATGTAGGGCAGCAGGAGGTGGGTTGTGATGTCGGACATGGTCCTGCTTTCAGAAGGTGAGCGTGACGGCTTGGGGCGCGCCCCGCCCGACGAGGGCGGAGAGCTGGTAGATACGCAGGCTGAGGCTGTCGCCGGGACCCAGCAGCCGGCCCCAATCCGCTGTCTGCTGAGCGGCGGTGTAAAGAGCGCTAGTTGTGGGGGTACTGAGCGTGTGCCTGACACCCCCGGCCTGCAGAACTTCAACCTCGGAGGCCTCGAAGTCCTCTGCCAGCGGCACCTCGCCCTGGCCCCAGCGATCCGCGGCCAGTGATCGCGACCGACGCGTCCAGCGGATGGTCAGATCGCCGGGGCGGCGTGCTCGGCGCCAAGGCTGCTCAACATGGGCGACTGAGAAGGGCGATAGCCCGTGACCTTCGGGTGTGAAGGCAAGCGCGGTATAGCTGTCATCGCCGAGGGGGCGCCGGGTAGGCCCTATGCGCCAGTTGGCGGGCAAGCCCAGATCAGCCTCAGCGATCGGAAGCGGCGTCAGCGCAGCATCGAGAACCACGACGCGCGCGCCCGCAGGTACAACATGGGCCATTACCTCTTCCGTGCCGCGCTGCCCGCGCAACAGCCGGGACAAACGATAGCGGCCCGGTGCGATCAGCTCTGCGCGCCCAGCCTGCACGATCTCCCATTCGCCCGGCCGCGCTTCGATCGCCAGCGCATTGGCGCCGCCAAACAGCGCCACGTCCGTGACGCTCTCCAGGGTGCCGTGGAATAGGTCGATGATGAGGACATTGCCCAAATCGAAACGCGAGACCGGCCCAGCATAGAAGTCCGAAACCAAAGCCCCGATCCGCGCCCGGCGGCTGACGGTGGTCAGTAGCTCGAACCCGTCATCCGCGCCGCTGCGAAACACCGCCATCTGCCCCGGCCAGGGCTTGGAATAGGCTGCCACAAAGGGCCGATGCGCCGGCTGGTCCTCCCGCAGCTGGGGCAGATCCAGCAGAAGGACCTCGGGCGTGCCGAAGACTGCAGGTGTCGTCAGCGACACGGGTCGCACGGCGCCGGGGGGCAGGTCATAGATGGACCGGTCCTGCCGCACCGCCTCGATGCTCCGGGCATCGTTGTCAGAGACGGATACCAGCCGCATCTCGGTGTTGCGGCCGTTGTGGTCGAGGAGGATCACATCGCCGGGGTCCAGCGCGAGCCGGGAGGCCGGCAAACGAAACACGGCCGTCTCACGCCCCACCCACGCCTCCAGTAGCGCGCGCCTGCAACGCCGCTCCGCCTCCTCGGGCGGGACCGCGACGGGGAAGGCCTCCGAGGCAATGCGCGTGCTGTCGACCGTGACGCGCCGCGCCTCGACCTGGGCGGCATCATAATCCTCATCGGCCCGGGCCACCTGCCACTTCAGCGCCTGCGGCAGTTCGGTCTCCTGCGCCCGGGTCAGCTCCATGGCCTCGCCCTGTGCAGATCCAGACGCGACCATCTCGTCCGCAGTCACCGTGGAGCTGGCTACCCTGCCGCGCATCAAGAAGCGGATGCGACCTTCACTCTCGATGGCGTCGAAACTGAAATGCCGGGCAAGGGTGCTGATCGAGGCCCGCGGCGCCTCCAGCGCCGAGAGTACGTAGCCTTCGACCGCGCCCCAGAGGGCGGATACATCGATCTGTTCTTCGGGCATCCCCGCGCGCAGGCAAAGGTGCCGGACCAGGGCGGCGAGTGACACTGAACCCAAGCGTCCGGTCAGCCAATGCCCCAGTTGCCAGTTCGGGCCATCGGTCCAGATGTCGCTGATACCGGGAAAAAACGCATAGGGCCGGGCATCCCAGGTCCAGGCTGTACATTCCGGCAGATGCACCATGCGCGACCCGGTGATGGTCGAGGTCGGATTGTTGGCTGCATCGCTCCACCAGAGGTACGTCGCCTCCAGATAGGCCCGCTGGATGGCATCGTCTCTGCCACCGCGGGAGAAATACGGGGTGAAACTCTCCGAGGATTTCGAGTCGAAGAACACATTCGGCTGGTTGGTACCGCGATCAACCGCTGGGCAGCCGAGCTCGGTGAACCAGATTGGCTTGGATTGCGGTGCCCATGCAGTCGGCGACCTACTTTCCACGCCGCCGGGGCGATTGAAATGCGGTTGCGACCACCAGGCGCGCAGATCCTTGAAGCGAAACACCCACGGTTTGCCGATGCCGCCATCGGTGATCGGCGTGCGGATCTGCGCCTCCCTGTCAGCGGGGCTGGCATAGAACCATTCAAACCCCTCACCGCCGGCGATGTTGGCTTGCAGGTAAGTCCTGTCATAGATTCCCGGCGCTAGGGTGGCGTCCAGATGCTCGGATCCGTCGCGCCAGTCTGACAGCGGCATGTAATTGTCGATGCCGATGAAATCGATGTTCGCATCTGCCCAGAGCGGATCAAGGTGGAAGAACACATCGCCGCTGCCATCACTGGGGTGGTGGCCGAAATACTCCGACCAGTCAGCGGCATAGCCAATCTTGGTGCCCGGCCCGAGGATCGCACGAACATCGGCGGCCAGATCCCGGAATGCCTGAACGGCAGGATATGTGGCAGGCCCGGAGCGGATCGTGGTGAGTCCCGGCATCTCCGAGCCGATGAGGAAAGTGTCGACGCCACCGGCGGCTTGGCAGAGATGAGCGTAATGCAGGATCATCCGACGCAAACCCCAGTCGCTCTCACGGCCGGTCCATCGGACGTTCTCGCCCGCTACGCTGAAATCCCAAGGCGTGGCATTGCCGAACAATGCTGCCACCTGGACCTCCGCCGCAGCCGTTTTGTCGACCGAGCCAGCAGACCCCGCTGCTGGTGAGCAGGTGATCCGGCCCCGCCAGGGGAAGGTGGGTTGCCCCAGGGATGCGGCAATGTCCGAGTAGGGGTCTGGCAGCGCGTTGCCTGCAGGCACATCCATTAGCAGGAAGGGGTAAAACGTCACCCGCAGCCCACGCGCTTTTATCTCCTGAATCGCCTGCACCACCGCGAAATCCGCCGGAGTGCCGCCATAGACCGGACGACCCTCGCCATCCCGGCTGACTAGGAACGCGTTGCCACGATCAACGCCACTCACGGACCAGGACGAGGGGGTTGTGACTTTGTCTAAGACCTCCACGCCGGGCCTGACTATGCAGCTGCCTGCCCGCAGATCATCCCCGAACCAGGCCACGACCAGACTGACGCTTTCCACGGCCGGGGCCATGGCCTGCAACCGGTCCAGCGCCACGGAGATGTCAGCCGTGTCCGCGATTGCGTTCAGGTTCTCGGCCACCGTTGCGCCACCTGGGCCGCTGGATTTTTTGATCGGCGTCGTGGCATAGGTGAACTCTCCTGAGGCAGGGATCAACGTTACGGCGCGCACCAACCCCTCAGCCGTGTCGGGGTCGGCCAGCGGCCGGAATACCTCAAAGCTCAGCTGGGGCAGACGATTGCCAAAGGCACTCAGGTCCAGCTCCTCGAAGACTACATAGGCCGTGCCCCGATAGGCGGGTGTCGTGCCGGTCCCAGTGGTTGCTGCGATGAACGGATCCGGAGATTGTGCCTCATCGCCGGGATACCAGCGCCAGGTCACACCGGTCAGGTCCATAATCTTGCCGTCCGCCCAGATACGGCCGATACCGGTGATCGCCCCCTCGCACAGCGCCACCGCAAAGGACGCCGAGTAGAGATACTCCGTGGTGCGGATCTCGGGTCCACCGCCTTTGCCGCCACCCTGGCTGGTGGTTCGGGTGTCCTCGCGGAAATCGGTGGCCCAGATGATGGTGCCGCCGATACGCATCCGCCCGAAGAGCCGGGGGATCACCGCACCTTCGCTGGCCGAGGTGATCCGCAGGCTGTCCAGCCGTGCGCCTTCGATGCGCTGGGCAGGGGCGAGTGAGGACACGATCCAGCTGTCGACGACAGAGCCGGCTGCAGATCCGAGCATCCCACCGATCGCAGCACCGGAAAATCCGAGCACGGCACCGCCGAATCCAGACCTAATCGCGGTGCCAACGGCGCCGAGAACCAAAGTTGCCATGATGAAAATCTCAGATGTTGTGGGGGCGAGGAAACAAGAAGGCGAAGGCGATGCGTCGTCGCCAGGCCAGCGTGAGCGTTTCTTCGATGACACCCAGCCGCTCGTAGGAATGAATGAAGCTAGCCGAGCCGGTCAGGATGCCGACATGCTTGGCCATGGCCCGCGGCGTCATTCGAAACAGCACCAGCGCCCCGGGACCAGCCTCATGCGGTCCAACCTGGGGCATCATGCGCTGCGCGCCATTGGCCAGCACTTCGTGCGAGCCGCTCTCGCCCCAGTCCCGACTGTAGGGTGGGATCGGAAACGGCTCTGGCCCAACGACCTCACGCCAGACGCCGCGGGCGAGACCAAGGCAATCGCAGCCCACGCTTTTTAGGCTGGCTTGGTCATGGTAGGGCGTGCCCAGCCAGCCGCGGGCTGCGGCAATGACGCGGTCCGGATCTGCATGCATCACAGCACGCTGCCATCGTTGCTCTCGCCCTGGCTGGCATAACGCAACACTGCATCTTGCCCGGGGATGTGCGGAAAGCCGCGGAAGTTGGCGGCATTCGCGAATTTTCCGCTGCAGGTGGCCATGCGCTTGTCGCAGCCCGCGTGAATGGTGAAGGCGTCGCCGGCCGTGAGCGCGCAAACGGGGGCTCCCAGCAGCGTCAAGGCAACGGAGCCATCGGTGGACCGGTCATGTGTCAGGACCTCGGCCTGGCGGCCGGCACTTGCACCGCTGGTCCAACTGATCGTGCCACCCGTGAACCAGCCGGTGGCATACCCGCTAAGACCAGTGGCGAGAAACGCGCGGTCGCGCAGGGGGTCGATGACGCTTCCGGTGCCACGGTAGGCACTGCTCTCAAGGTCAAACTTGCACCGGGTATCGCCCAAGGCCGCATCACAGCCCGCCTGGAACGTCCGCCCCACGGTCTGACCCAGCACATGCGCCATGGACCGGACCTCGGCAACAAAGGCCATGCGCCCCCGCCTGATCTGACCGACCGCACCGCGCCGCATCAATACGCGCTGCTGGGGATCTATCCAGTTCACCCGCCACAGCTCCACGCGGGCATTGTCCCAGCGTCCGTCCAGGATGTCGGTCTCCGTGATCCTGTCTGAAGTCAGCACCCCGGCCGCATCCTGGGCGTCCACAGCCAGATCGGAACCGGAGCGGATTTCCGAGGCAGCAAGCCCGCTCTCCGGCTCAAAGGAGGTTCCGTCAAACGCCAGTACCTGGTCATGGTCGGTGAACCCGAGTGCCACGCCGTCGGCACGGGACAGCCGCCAGCACCAGCACAGCGTTGTTGTCCCATCGTCGAGATGGGCCTGCAGGGTGGCGTTAAGCGTCTTCACGGGATGTCCTTGAGTTAGGGGACTGTGCACGCCATTCTGCGCGCACGATCGGTGCGTTAGGGGTGAGTGAGATTATGGTGCATCTGGTTACTGACGATCCTGGGACTGTCAGCAGGGCCGAGGGGCCAGATGAGCTCGATCGCACCGACATCGTCGTCGAGGTCGTCGGCTTCGCAAAGTTTCTGGCCGCGCTGAGGCAAGAAACGTTGTTGAACGACCGGCTCTCCGCGTTGCTCGGCGGCGAGCCCTCGTGGGCGTGATCGCAGCTGTCTTGTCGTACCTGTCGCGTTCCGACTTGGTCGAAAGACTGGGTTAGCGTCGGATTTCCATGAGGGGGATGGAGGTGATCGAGCCCAGCCGCTCGAGATCCAGCGTGACATCGAGCATGTCGGTGTCGAAGCGGACCGGAACGTCGAACTCGAAGCCCGTGGTGATAGCCATGCCGGCGGGCGGCGCGGTGGCGAAAGCTACGATGCCCGTTGCCGCATCGACGGTCCAACCGCTGGCCGGCTCGATACCGTTCACTGCTACTCGCACCGTGCCAGTGACGGGCTTGACGATGGCCCGCGCCCAGCTCTGCCCGCCTGACACGTATCGCTTGATGAGGGAGAAGTTGGCAGTGGACCCATCGCCGGTCCCGATCCGCTGATCCACCGGGCTGACCGGTTGCGACGGCAGCCCCGATTTGTAATCGGCCCAATCTTTGTACCGAAACCCATACAGCCGACCATTGCGCGCCTCAAAGAACGCAACCACCGCGGCCAGATCGTCGGCGCGGCGGATGCCATAGGCGACATCATAGCGACGACGAGAGTTTGCCCAGCTGGCATTGCGCTCCTCATCGCCGCGGGCCAGCTCGACGATCTGGGTTCGCCTCTCCGGGCCACCGCGGGCGCCGCGGCTGATATTATCCGGAAACCGGATCTCATGAAACGCCATCAGAGACTCCTTCTGCCCAGCGACACGGCGCGGGCAATATCGGCGGCCACCTGGCTGCGAGACTGCCGGAAGCTCTCGGCATCGCGCGCCATGATGGTGACATTGACAGAAGGGGCGCTGCCCTGACCGTAGCCTGCCGCCTCCCGCCGCGAGAGCACGCGTTCCCCGCGTTGCAGGATCGCCGGGACCTCGTCTGGCCTGAGGCCGGCCCAGCCGCCCGAATGCATGCGCGGCGCGCCTGCGAAGGCCATGGCGGGGACCATCCGTCCGGGCCCCGGAGCGCCGGCCATACCACCCGCATGCAGGATATCGGCAAACATGCCGCTTGCGCCGCCCAGCGCCCCGGAGAGAGCGCTGGCGATCGGTCCGAGCAGAAAGCGCCGCGCCGCCAGTCGGGCAAGATCGGCGATCATCGCGGTGACCAGGTCTCGGAAACCCAGCCTGCCGGAGGTCACGAACTCGCCCACGGCATTCTCGGCCGACGTGAACGCGCTGGTCAGTGCCTGACCAATGTCGCCGCCGATCTCATGGGCTTTGGTCGCATAGTCCGCGAGTGCCGCAGTGACTGCCCGCCATCCTGTGGCAGCAACGTCGGCGGCTTCCTTCGCGGCGCCACCCGCACCCCGGGAGGCTTCTCCAGCACCGCCCGCTGCCCGCCCAGCGCCCTCCGCGGCTGCGCCGGCGCGATCCATGCTGGTGGTGAGGGCATCGGCCGCTGTGCTCGCGTCGGTCAGCGCGGTATCTGCCTCTGTTCCTGTGCTGGCTACCGCATTTTGCAGTACCTGCCAGCTGGCCAAAGGCCGGGCTGCTGCATCCGATAGCATCCCCGCGGCTTCGGTGTAGGCAGCGGATCGAGCACGAGCGTCTTCGGCCCTGGCACCAAGGCCGGTGTCGGGCGGCTCCAGATAGCGCCGCGACATGGCGGCGGCGAAAGCGTCACTGGCTGAGCCTCCCGCCGCCTCGGCCGATCCGGCAAAGGGATAGTCGATCCGGCCCAGGGTCAGCGGGTCCAACGCGCCAATTCGGACGCCATCCTCTCCCACCGCCCAATCGGGCAGTAACGCGAGCGCCGCATTCAGCGTGGTGATGAAGCTGTTGATCCGGGTGGTCACACCGTTCAGCATCGCCTCGATGCCGCTGATAAGCCCGTTGGCCGCTTGGAAGGCAAAGTCGCCAATCGCTGCAGGCAGGCGCTTCCAGATGGCAATTGCCGCATCATAGGCGCCTTGGAACACGGCAGCTGCTCGATCGCCGAAGCTGACAACGCCGGTGATGGTACCACCGAGTGCTTACAACCCGGAAGCTTTAAGACCTTCCCAACCAGCGCCCATCCGGGCAAAGGCCGCATCCAAGGTTAGCCCCATGCGCGACCAGACCTCTGAGGCCAGGTTGGACAACAGCCGGAAGGCTTCGCCGACACCGCCGACCCGGGCCACGAGGGTGCTGAACTGATAGACCAGCTCGCCAGCGCCGACGATCAGCGCACCGACCCCGGTGCGGATCAACGCCCCGCGCAGCACGACCAGTGCGGTTGCCAGGCCGCGCACGGACAGCGCTGCTGCGGCCAGCCCCGCCACCCAGCGTCCGGCCATGAACGCTGCAAACGTCCCGGCATAGGTCGTCAGCCGGCCGAGGTTCTCGCCCAGCGCATCGATAGACCTGCGCAGGATGCCGCCCTCAGAGGCCAGCGCCACGAAGACTGACGCCAGTGCACCGAGGCTCGGCGCTACTGCCACTGCGATGCGGTTACGAAGGCCCTCGAAGACCAGCGACACGGTGCCCAGTGCCACTTCGGTTCGGCGCAGGGCGGCAAGGGCATCGCCGTCCAGCACCGCCCCAAGGCTGGATGCCTGGGCGCCCAGCCGAGCCATCTCCGTGCCGCCGCCCCGCAGCAGCGGCAGCAGCCGGGTGGCGTCAGACGCCATAGCCTCCAGATAGAAGGTCATCTCCTGTTGTGAGAGCCCGGCGCGTTCCAGCGTGTCGATGTAGAGCTGTAGCGCCTCAGGGCCAGACAGACGGGCAAACTGATCGGCCGTGACACCAACCTTCGGGGCAACGCTCTCGAAGAAGTCGGCCATCGGCCCGCCGCCGGTCTGCAGGAAATCACCGACCCGGTCGTTCACGTCCTTCAGGATATCGGCCAGCTTCTCCTGCTCGATCCCCACGGTCCGTGCGCCCGCCGACCAGCGTTGGAAGGCCTCAGGCGTGGCGTTGGCGATCTGCGAGAACTGCCGGATCTGGGCTGCGCTTTCGACGGTGGACCGGACGATCAACCCGAGGGACGCGGTGGCGGCGGCGGCGGCCGCGGACATGGCGATCGCCGTGCGACGCGCGAATGCCGCCAGCCGCGTGTTGGCCAGCTCCATCTCCCGCGACAGCCGCCCGAAGCCCTGCGCACCTGCTTCCCCAACGCCCGTCAGTTCAGCGCGCACTTGCCTTCCGCCCTCCGCCACCAGGCGGACGGAGACACGTTTCTCAGTCATGGGTCAGGATCCTTGATTTAGCGACGTTATCGTCTTACGTTTTTGGCATCGATAGAGAGGTGGTATGATCATGTCTGAGACCGCAACACTGTCCTCGAAGTTCCAGATCTCAATCCCCAAGGCGATCCGGACGGCGCAGCACTGGGAAGCCGGGCTAACCTTCGCCTTCATTCCCAAGGGTACCGGGGTTCTTTTGGTCCCGGTCCCGAAGCGCGACGCGCTCCAGGGCATCGCGCGCGGAGCGTCTGCCACAGACTACCGTGATCGCGCCGACCGGTTCTGATGCGCGTGGTCGTCGATACCTCGGCCTGGATCGAATGGCTGACCGGGTCACCGACCGCCGAGCAGATCGCCGGGCACCTGCCCGATCAGGAGGACTGGCTGGTGCCGACCATGGTTCAGCTGGAGCTGGCCAAATGGCTGACCCGGGCAGTGGGCGAGGACAAAGCCGATCAGGTCATCGCCTTCACCCAGGTCTGTCAGGTGGTCGCACTGGATACCGAAATTGCCCTCGCGGCGGCTGATGCTTGTCGCGTGCATAAACTTGCCAGCGCGGATGCCATCATCTTTGCCACCGCCCGGACGCAGGGGGCGACGCTGCTGACCTGCGACGCGCATTTCGAGGGGCTGGAGGGCGTGACGCTGATCCGGAAGGTCACGACCTGACGTCTGAAGCGTCGTTGCCGGTCATCTGCTCATTCAGCTTGTGGACCATCACTGCCTCGATCTCCGGCAGCAGTTCGGCCACGATCAGTGGATTGATCCCCAGCGCAGTGGCGAGAGCCAGCGCCGCACTAATGTCCCAGCCAATCACCGCACCGGGGATCACCCGCAGCTGGCCGCCCAAGCGTCCGACCAGATCCCACACCTGCCAGCCATCCTGCGTCAGCGGCCGGTTCAGCCGCGCTGGGCAGTCCGGGCAGGGGCCGGCACATGCGGCGCAGTATCGATCGCCCCCGCCGAAGGACCAGTCGGCGAGGGCGCGGAGACGTTTTTTTCCGCGTCCAGCATCAGCCCACGGGCGACATACTGGGTCTGGAACGCCTCGAACACTGGCCAGATGTTCAGCAAAGCATCGATGCCTTCCGGCGATACCGGGATCGCGTCGCCTGCGTCGTCACCGACACCCTCCCAGTCGAGCACTGCCCGCCGGGCCACGGCCTTAGCCATAATCAGCGCCATCTCCTCCTGACTGGCATTGTCGGTTAGCTCTTCGATGGCGGGATCGGCTCTGACGGAAACCATTAGCGCAGTGGTCAGGGGCGCGACCTGCAAATGCAGGCCGGGTGCCAGTTCCAGCCACTGGGGACCGACGGTCAGGTTCAGTCGGATCATGGTCAGTAACTCGCGATGCTGTTGATGAGGGTGGCGGAACACATCCGCGCGGGGCTGGTGGCTTTGGCGGCCTGCCAGTCAAAGCTGGCCTGCACACCCTGCGGCCCGGCGATCTCGATCCGCGGGCGGGGCAGATACACGGCATGGGCGGTGAAGGTGAAACTGGCGCCGGCGGTGAGGCTGTAGCTGAACTCGAGCTCGCATGGTGCGCCGTCGATGGCTTGGGTGACCAGCGCGCTGTCCGCGAACCGCACCTCGATCCGGCCGGTCAAAGCAGCCATGGTTGGATCAGCGCCATCAATCCGACCGTCGCCGCGGATGGTCTCGATCCGGTCAAGGTTGTTGGAATAGGTAATCTCGGCCGAGACCACGTTGCCCAGCGCGGTGCCGTTGCGCCTCACCGTGCCGTTGAAATGCCCGAAGCGCTGCAGACCGAGGGTGGAGGGTGTTCCGGCCGCTGTTGCTGCAGCGATGGTCTCCCCCTGCGCGATCAGCCGAGCGGTGGCGGTGAGCAGGCCTGAGCGCTGCATCTGCCAGGACAGCTGATCCAGCACACAGCCGGAATACATCGCGAAGCGCGGGACCTCAGGCATTGCCGTCTCAATCGACATGCTGGGCAGGGTCCAGTTGCCGGATTGGAAGCTGTGGGTCTTGGACGTGGTGCCGCTGGTGGTCGGTTGCCCGAACGCGGCCTTCAGCCAATAGCCAAAAGCCTCGACATCGATCGGCACCACCACCTCGCCGTCCGCGGTGACTCCGTCCTTGATCGGCGCCAGCGGATCGCGCCCATAGCCCAGCAGCTCAGATGTTAGCAGCGGTTGTTCAGAGCCCAGCGTCGTCCGGGCGAATGGCATCAGCCGAAAACCCGTGGTGGGCGGGGTGCCGTAGACAGTTTCATACGCAAGCGCCATCTGCGCCCGCGCGCCTTGCGCACGTGCCATGAGTGGTTCCTTGATGTTGGGGGGTCAGGCCAGCGGGCTGGCAGTGGTGTAGTGCAGGACAACGGTGATCACCGCCGCCTTGATCGCGGCGGCACCCTCAACTGGGAGATCGACCGGGACAGGAGCCTCTGGTTCGACCCAGTCACAGAGGCCATTAAGGGTGGGGTCGGCAGTCAGCGCCGACCCGATGGCGGCGATCAGCGTGTCAAAGGCTACAGGACGATCGGATCCTGCTTGAACAACGACCTCGAGCTCCGCCCGATGCTGGTAGTGATAGCGCAGCGGCGACAGCGTGACATCCGGTTCGCCCGGCTGGCCATCGCGTAGGATGATCAGGCCCGCGGGCGGGATCCGTTCAGGGAGGACCCCGTCGCGCAAGACAATGGCTGCAAGCGGCTGCAGCCGTGCATGCAGCGAAGCGAGTACGGATTCGCGAGTGCTGGGCATGGCGACCAACTTATTACTTGGAGGTAGCGGCTAAAGCAGGTCAGGAAGCTTTGATTACTAACTTCGTTAAAGCTGATTTCGTAAAAAATTTGCTTTCGCCTCAAAACTCAATCTGCCAAAGAGCTAATTATTTTAGAATATTTAACCGCATAATACAAATCGCATTGTGTTAAATAAATTAATATCTTGAAGCAAATTTTCATAAGAAAAATACGAAAATAGCCAAAATCCCGAGCCAAACTAGAACGGCAACGGTTATGGAGTTTTTGACTGTAGAATATCGTCCATCTTTAAGTTCCTCTACTTGTTTTGCACGGTCATTTTCGTTACATATTGTTGAAACATTATTAACAATTTGGGCTAAATAATTGTAACTTATAGCAAACATAACGAGAGTCACTATGATGCCGATAAGAAAAAGGATTCGAAATAAGAACGGCGGACTGGCATCTGCTCCAGGAGCTAATCGCAGAATTAGAGCTGATGTGGTTGCAAAAAAAGCAACGACAGTTATGCCTGTCTTGGGTAGTTCCATAAATATTTTTTGGAGCTCGACTTCATCTTTGCTGGCAAGTTTCATTTGCGGTGAGCCTCCTTTTTTTCACGGGTAATCGGATCCCAGAATATCTTTGGGCACCGCGATGCATTGAATTTCATCAACCTGCGGTTCATTTCCTGAACTGATAGATTTCTCTTAACCAACCAATAGTGTACTTTTCTTTCCGCATTCCGCAGATGCGTCTGCGCACCTCGAAGCATTTGTCTGCGATTCTTAACATTGATCGGGGGGAGATCATTGTTGGAGAGTGCAGCAGCCACATCAGTGCAGACCCTTACCATATCTGGCGAAGCCAAATGCTTCGCATGTGATTTCGGTACGCCCTTCGCCAAAGCGTGACTCTGAATGCGCCGCACAGCTCCATCCACCGAGGCTTCAATTGGCAACATATTGTGGCCTCGTTTCACGCTTTTACTATAAATTGATATAAAAATTATGAACACATAGCGTTACATGTCAATACTGCAGTAGGCCAAGATTTAATATTTTAGGCCATCTTTGCAGCTGTGCTGAGACACTTTAGCTCAGGTGAAGCAAGACAAAGATCCAAATCAGCCTCGCCACTTAACCACGATCAACCCCGGCACACCATCCACCGCGCTTTCAGCATCCCGTGCCAAATCGAGCCGTTTCTGCAGCTTAACCTGCGGCACCAACAGAAAGATCGGCACCGTCGCCACGCCGCGCCCGGTCTTAGATCGTGAAGCGACTGCCCGGCCCTTGGCGTTCAACCGCCCCTCCGCTACCAGCAGGTTCGGCCCGCGGCGGCGATACACGAACCGCAGTCGAAGACCCGTACGACGTTCCCATTCGCCGGGCGTGATCCGGCCCCCGCGGGTCGACTTGCCCGCCGCTGCTGTAGGGATCGCCAACCAGAAGCCATCCTTTGATCGGATCAACGGCCCCGCATCATGGGCGCCGACAATCACCGGGGCGTTTGACCAGACCAGCGCCGCGGCATTCAGGCTGGCGCTGGCTTTGGGATAGGTGGCCAGCCGGATCGAGTTGCCGAGCCGCATCCCCAACCCCGCGCCGGTGATTTGACCGCGCCAGGCGGTTTTCAGGCTGGTGCCGGCCTCGCGCATGGCGGCGGAGACAGCCTTTTCGCCCGCATTGATCTCCACCTGCATCAGCGCGGCAATATCGGGCTGGATGGTGAGCTTCAGCTTCATGACGGCCGAAGGTCCAGCGTCCAGATCAGCCTCTCGCGGTCACGCATGGGCTCGCCCTGAACCGTAAAGCTGTCTGTCCCGATCACGATCAGATCGCCAGAGCGGGGTGCAGCCAAATCGCTCAGCCGGACATCGACAATGGTGGTGTCGCTGACAAAGCGGCCAGCGCCGAACTCGGTGAGCTGGTCCTGGCTGCGCCGGATCACCCGGATGGTCCGTTCCTCCGAGGTGCTGCCGGAGATCCACAGGGCAGAGGTCGCCATGGACGCATGCGTGAAGATCCGGTCCATGGCACCGGCAAAGACATTCATTGCGGCCGCCCGTCAGTTCGATGTGTGCAGACGGATGGCAATCCGCGGCCGCTTGTTGACCGGTAGGATCGAGGCCTCGGTCATCAGGTCGATCCAGCGACCCTTCTCGTCGAGATGCTGTCGCGCGTAGAGAGGCAGGCCCATGGTGTTGGCCGCCTCCAGCAGGTTCGCCGGGCCGCCATAGGTGGTGAAGGTATCCATGGTGCCCAGAGGGAAGGCGATGCCTTCGCTGGCCGGCACCAGCCGTTCGGTCGCCCGGGTCGAAAGGGTCACCGTGCCAGAGTATTCCTCAAACACGATCCCGCCGAAGGGAAAGCTGCGTCGCATGTCCTCACGCAGCGGCTGGGCGCCGGTGGCGGCGTAGAATTTGTAGGCCTCTTCTGTCTTCGGGTGCGAGATCAGCCGGTCAAAGAATTCGCGGCTGACCAGGGCGTGGACGGAGGACATCGCTTCGCCCAGCAGGTTGTCCTCGACCGCCCGCAGGACCTCGCGGACCTTGCCCTGGACGTTGGTACCGGCGGTGCCGAGGACGAAGTCCACCGAGATTTGTGCCAGCCCGAACTCAGTAAAGTAGTTGTAGAGCGTAGTGCCCGCACCGTCTTTGACGATCCCGCGCAGGGCGTTCATCTCCATGTATTCGCGTGTCTGGGCATGCTTGCGGCGCATCAGAGTCAGCTTGCGGTTCATCACCTCGACCAGCGGATCCGCAGCATCATACGCGCCGAGTGCGGGCGCGCCCTGGATGTCACCGGGCAGGATCACGTCATCATGCGGGATCCAGGGCAGGGCGAAGCTGCGCATCGAGCGGCCTTCGCGGGTGCCCACCGTGGCGGGTCCACCCAGCGGCACGGAGGGTAGCAGGCTTAGCACGCCTTCGTATTGCTCGATGATCACCGACCGTTGGCTGACGCCCTCGAAACGAAAGAGGCCGATCTGACCGAGGCGGGTGTAGAGGTTGGGCAGGATATTGATGGCCTGGGTCATCTCAGCCAGCGAATAGCCGCCAGCGTCAAAGGGGTTGCGGACAAGGGTCATGGAGGGGCTCCAGGGAGGGGGAAAGGCAGCCGGACGTGATGTGGTAGCGGGATGGCTTGATGGGCGAGGCGGCCCTAGCTCAGGCGCTGTCGCGGGGGATGATGCCGACCGCGGCCAGCTGGCCGAGCTTGGTGGTGATCTTCGCGGCGTCATCGACGGTGGGATCGTAGGCAAGGCCCGCCTTTGAGACGATCGCCGGCCCCCGTGCGACGACGACGCCAACAGCATCCGCCAGGAGAGCATTCACCGGATAGAGGAGCACGGCGATGGCGGTCTGGGCGCCATCGGTCCCACCGCTGGTCGCCATGCGATAGCGGCCACTGGCAGTGATCCGCCCCAGCACCGCGCCGACGGGATAGCTGGCCCCTGCGAGCAGCGTGACCGTCTCGCGGGTGTAGTTCGGGTTGACCTCGTATTTGAGGACATCGCCCATGCTGGGCTGTTCCGTCAGGACGGGCATGGTTCAGTCTCCGTTGAGTGTGGGCGTGGTGTGCTAAGCAGACGTCCGTCGCTTCAGCGCGACGCAGCTGCAGCCTTCTTTGCCGCCGCGATGATCGGGCTGTCCTTGGCGGCGGCGGCCGCCGCCGGGGCGGAGGCGACGATGCCGGCCGCATCGCTGCGGGCAGCCAAGTCGGCCAGCACCCGGCTGCGGAGCGCTTCGGGCTTCAGACCCCTGGTGACCGCGTCGGCGGCGTCGATGGTGACCCCCAGCCGCGCGGCCTGTGCACAGACCTGTGCCACCTCGGCAGCCTCGGCGCGCACAGCGTCGGCGGACATTGCCGGGGCATTCGGCGCGGATGCGTCTGGCCCAGCTGCCGCCGGCACCTCAGAGGTATTGGTTGGTGGTGCGGCGCCGCCGGTGGACGAAGCGCTTAGCACGTTTGCTGGTCCGGTCGCGTCGGTGGGCTTATCAGTCATCATCGATCTCTTTCTGCTGGGGGAAGTGGTACCGCGTGGCGCGGCGGCGAAGGTGCGGAAGGCGGCGACGGGATCGGACACCTCGTCGGCCAAGCCTGCCGCAACGGCGTCTGCACCGCGGAACACTGCCGCTTCTGTGGCCAGTGCCGCCGCAGCGTCGAGCCGGCCGCCGCGGCCTTCGGCGACGGTCTGCGCAAAGAGCTGGCGAACAGACTCTAGTTGCGACTGCATTTTGTCGTGCACGGCCTCGGGCAGCGGCTGATACGGGTTGGCATCGATCTTGTGCGCTCCGGCATGGATCAGTGTGACAGCGATGCCCTTCTGATCCAGCGCCCCGCTCATGTCCGTATGCAGGGCGACGACGCCAATGCTGCCGACGGCGCCGGTCCGGGGCAGGGTGATCCGGTCAGCCTGGCTGGCCAGGACATAGCCTGCGGAGAGCGCATGTTCGGCCACGAAGGCGTGCACCGGTTTTTGCGCCCTCGCTGCGCGGATGCGATCGGCGAGGTCAAACGCCCCCGCCACTTCCCCGCCGAAGCTGTCGATATCCAGCGCGATGCCCCGCACGCTGGGATCGGCAAGGGCCGCCTGAAGCTGTGCGGCGATCCCCTCGTAGGAGGTCAGCCCAGAGGATTGTCCGATCCACGCCCCGCGATGCACCAACGTCCCGGCGATCTCGATTACCGCAATACCGTCGATCATCGCAAAGGGCTGGGTGCGGTTCTGCTGATTTCGCTGGGTCAGGTCCGTGCCGAAGATGGAGCCTCGTCCGGCGACGACGGCTGTGCCTTGACCTGCAGCGCCCCAGTCGAGGCCTGCGAAGCTGATCTCCTGGCCGGTGATGCGCGGCCCCAGCCCCGAGAGGAAGGCCAGCGCCTTGGCAGGATCCACCATCAGTGGCGTATTGAAAGCCCGCTGGGCGATCTGGGCGTGGTGCATCATGCGTTATCCTTGGCGGCAGGCCGATCATCAGCGCCGTCGGATGCGGCGTCGTCATCCTGATCATCCTCGTCATTGCCGGTCTTGCTATCCTTGGCCCCTGCCGCGCCGGGTCCCTGCGCGGGCGACCCAGGACGGCGGAAGTCGAGGCCGAGCGCCAGCTCGCGTTTGCGCTCGGCGGCAATCTCACGATCGACCTGCTCGGCGTCATAGCCACGCTCTGAGATCGCCTGGGTGCGGGATTTTAGGCCCGCCTCGATCTGCAGGATCTCGGCCGAGGCGTCCTTCATTGGGTCGATCCAGTCCCACTTGGTCGGCAGCCAGGCGCAGGCCTGGTATTGCCGCCGCTGGCGGTCATAATCCGGTAGGTCGATCGCGCCGGACAGGACGGCGACATCCATCCACCGCGCCCAAACCGCCCGGCAAAGCTGGAACACCATCACCCCATGCTGCCAGGACGAGATCCGGCGGCGGAACTCGACCAGCGAGATGCGGGTGTTGGAGAAGTTGCCCTTGGCCGTGTCGCCGGTCAGATAGCCGTACGGGATGCCCAGTGCTGCCGCGATTTGCAGCAGGGTCCGATATTGAAACAGCTCATAGGTCCCGCCTGAGTCCGGTGTGGCCGGTGTGGAGACATCCTCACCAGGATCCAAGCGGACCACCTGACCGGGCTCGACCTCAAGATCCTCGTCCGTCGGCTCCAGCGGCGTTTCCGGGGCAGGCGAGGTGATGAACATGGCGAACATCGCCGCGATCTTCTTCCGCTCCAGTTCGGCATCATCGTAGAGGTCCAGTGTGAAGAGCTTCACGATGGCCGCGGCAAACCGCGACACCCCGCGCAGCTGTCCGGCCTCGACCGGATCCAGCACGTGGATGACGTCGGCCGCCGGGACCCGCACCGTCTCATTGGTCAGCCCGGGATCGGTCAGATCGCCGGGATGACGGCGCAGGAAGTGATATGCCACGCGGCGGCCGATGCCGTCGAACTCGATGCCCTGCCGGATCAGCCCGGCGCCGGGTAGGGTGCGGTTCATGTCCAGGGGCAGCATCTCGGCAGGCAGCATCTGCAGTTGCAGGGGCACCGTCAGTCCGTCCTCGGCCCGGCGGGGTCGGATGCGGATGAACACCTCGCCCGACAGGAACACCTCCCGGGCCGCCCGGCGCTGCAGCCCGTAGAAATCCGTCAGCCCCTCGGCGTCGGCATCGTCGGTCCATGCTAGCCACAGGGCCTGCATCTCTTCCTTCGTTGCGGCATCCGCGATGGTTGACGAGGGCTTGATCCCATCGCCGACCACGTTGCTGGCAAAGCTCTCTATGGCGTTGGCGGCGTAGCCGTTGTTCCTGACCAGCCAGCGGGCCCGGGCCGTGATCGTGTCGCCCGAGGCGGCAATCAGCGTGTTCACATGCGCGCGGCTGGCCCGGAACCCACGCAGGCGTCGATGGGCTTGGGCGGCATCAAACCCGCCGATGATGCTGCCGATCCGCTGGCGGAACGCCTCGAACGCCATGGGTCAGAGGCCCTTTGTGGCAACGGTGCCCCAGCGCCGCCGACGCGGGGCACCCGAGAGGGCGGTGGCGATCCGTCCCTCCAGATCGGTGATGGCGTTCGCCAGCTCGCCGTCCGAGCCATAGGTGATAGTCTTGCCATCGTAGCTGACGGAGCGGATGCCCGCGTAGCGGGCTTCCTGCAGAGCTGTCAGCAAGGCCCGCATCCGGTCCAGATCCATCTCAGTCCCTCATGAAGTTTGGTGTGTAAGTCCGGCGCTTGCGGCGCGGGGGGGATGGTGATCCGGCTTTCGGTGTGGCGGACGGTGCGGGTTCGGTCGGTTGTTCGCGTGGCAGAGCTGGTCGGGTCTCGACCCCTGCCTGTTCTTCCAGTCGCCGCCATGTCGCTTCGTCAAAGCGATCGGCGCCGAGGATCCAGGCCGCGGCGCGGGCATAGACCCGGCAATCCAGCGCCTCGTTCCGTTCGCGCATCTTCTGCCATTCGGGATGGGCATAGCCGCGCTTGTTGCGCACCGTGACGAGCTGTTCGGCCACCAGCTGCTTGAGCCATTCGGTGTCAATCCAATCGGGCAGATGAACCGTGCCGGGGGCATCGAGGACACCCAGCGCCCGATCCTCGTCGGAAGGCCGCTCCAACCGGAGGAAGCGGTAGGTCTCGGTCTTGAACGTCGCTGTGGCCACCGACCACAGCCGCGCTCCGCGGCGCAACCGCCGGCCGCCGATGGTGGCATCGACGAAGGTCGGCCCCGACACCGGTGTGGCGCGGTTGAACCCTTCCAGGCCCTTGATCGGTGAGACTTGCTCAAAGCCCTGCTTGCGGGTCCAGGCGTAGACGGCCGCCGCCTCATAGCCGGTATCGATGGCCAGCTTGGCGATCACCATGGCTGCGCCATTGCTGCACACCCAAGGCCGCCCCAACATCTCAGTCAGCTTGTCCCAGCACGCCGGATCGTCCGGGCCGCCTGCAATGACGATGTGATCGATGAGCCAGCTTTCCAGACCTCGGCCCCAGGCCCAGACATCAACCTCGATCCGGTCCTTCTGCACATCAACGCCTGCGGTCAGGAACAACCCGCCCATGGGGATCTGCGCGCTGCCGTAGGCTTCGCGGCGTTCGGCCAGGCGCTGCCATTCCGGCGCGTCGCCGCTCTCCACCCATGTCTCGCCCAGGAGCGTGTTACGCGCCGCGCGCAGCATCTCCTCCGAGCCCTGCGACGCCAGCCAGTCCCGGGCGATCTGCGCCCAGCTTTTCCAGCCCAGCGGTGAATAGAGCGCCGAGAGGTGAAAGCCGATCGAGTGCGGGTCGGCTGAGACAGCCGTTGCCTGCCATTTGCCCCGCGCCAGCATCTGTGTCTTGTGATGCTCAGCGATGGGCATCTCACAGCCCTCACAATGATAGGCTGCCGTATCTGGCTGTCCTTTGTCCCAGCGCAGCCGCTCGAACTGAAGCCATTGCATCGCCCCACAATGCGGGCAGGGCACGAAGTACCGCCGCTGGTCGCTGGCCTCGAACTCGCGCTCGATCCGACTGAGACCCCGGATGGTGGGCGTCGAGACCATGAACACCTTGCGCCGGTGCGAGAAGGTCGTGGTCCGCGCCTCGGCCAGGGTGACCGGATCGCCTTCCTCGTCAGCCGAGGCCGGATAGGCGTCGACCTCGTCGAGAAAGATGTAGCGCGCCGGCATCGAGCGCAGGCCGGTGGCCGAGTTCGCACCGGTCAGCACCAGAATGCCGCCCGGGAATTCCTTGGACAGCATCGAATTGCCCGCATCCCGGGACCGGGCTGGGTTGACCCGCTCTCTAAGCGCCGGGCTTTCCGCGATCAGCGGATCCAGCCGCCCGCGCGAGGTGCGCTTGGCCATTTCCACCGTCGGCAGCACGGCGAGCATTGGCCCGGGCGCGTGGTGGATGACAAAGCCAATCCAGTTGTTGCCGGCCTCGGTCGCGCCGACCTGCGCCGCCTTCATGAAGCTGATCCGCTGCGCCGGGTGCCGCGGCGACAGCGCATCCATGATCTCACGCAGATACGGCGTCCGTGCGGTGTGGTATTGCCCCGGCTCGGCCGAGGCCCGCGACGACAGCTTGCGGTGCTGATCGGCCCATTCCGACACGGTCAGATCTGGGTCAGGGCGCATGCCCCGGCGCCAGGACCGCAAGATGTCTTCAGCGCCATCAAAGCCGAGATCGAGATCGTCCGTCAGATCATAGCTGTCGCCATCGTCACCCGACGGAGACCCGGAGATCGGCAAGGGCGTCGAGCTGCTCTCTGACATGGGTTTCCAGCACCCTCTGCAGGATCGCGGCCTCAATCATCACCGGGCGCTTCGGTTTGCCGGCTTGCTTTTCCACCTCCGCGGTAATCTCTGCGGCCATCAGGGCTGCGACCCGGCCTGGCCATGTGACCCAGACGTCCCGCTCCTGGCGCGCCAGCCGGAACACCAGCGTTTCCGCGCGGGCCCGGTCGACCAGGGTGCCTTTCTTCTTTTGGATTGCCAGCTGCCGTTCTTGTGCCTGATAGACCGTCAGCGCCGTCCGGGCTTTCAGGTAGGACGAGCTGTCGGCAGGACCGCTGAAGCCGCTATCACCGCCGGTGCTGCGGCGCTGCTGGTCGGGGTCGGTCATCTCACTCCTGCGGGCATCGGACGCCGCAGCGTTGATCGAGCCATCACCATAGACCACCAGCCGCCCGGCCTTGCGGGCCTTCTGGATCGCCCCGCGCGACAGCCCGGAATGGGCAGAGTACTCCCGCTCGCTCATCCCCTCCATGGCATGTTCAATCTCGATGATCGCAATGATATTGCTAGGTATTCAGTTGATTAAGCTTCGTGACAGAGCGACTCTGATGACAGGAAACGATGCAACTCAGCCCACGGAAACCCCGCCATGAACATCCGCCGGACCCCCGCCCAGACCGACCAGGCTTTGAACGCCTTCATCGCCGCTAGGGTCAGGATGCATTGATTTCCTCCCTGTTGCGTGATTCACGGCTCGGAAAAACGGAGCGGTGACATGAGCGACCTTTTCTGGCTGAGCGACGCGCAGATGGCGCGTCTGGAACGCTTCTTTCCGAAGTCGCACGGAAAACCGCGGGTCGATGACAGGCGGGTGTTGAGCGGGATTATCTTCATC